TGGGTTGAGTTAGCTACTGAAGAAGAGAAAAAAGGGAATGCTGTTGATAGCGTAGATGAATTGGCTAATATTAAGGCATTATACGAAACGCTGAAGGCAGAAAATGATGAATTGAAACAGCTAAATTCTAAAGCAATGCTAAACAATGTAGCAATCAAGCAAGAAAATGTCTTATTGAAAGAAAAGTCAGAAAGTTTAGCGCAGTTGAATTCAAAAACGATGCTTGCTTCTGTACAAAATACCAAGGAAATCGAAGAAATCAAAAAACAATTACAAGGTGGGAAGTAACATGTATTCATATGAAGATATCAAACTAATGTATGACTGGGGCTGTTTCACTAACGAACAAGTAATGGTTTTCGTTCCATTATGCATTACAGACGAAGAAGCAGATAAAATCATTAATAAAGATAAGAGCGCATCTTAATTGATGCGTTTTTATTTAAGGTAAAGGAGTTGTCACATGATTAATTTAGGGGAATGGGGAATGATAGCAGGATCAATAACCGCTATCGTTTCTTTGATTTTATTAGTAATTAGACCGATTGCTGCATCTTTCTCGAAAATTACTGAGACTCTTTCAAAAGTAAGCCACAATTTAGATTTGCTGACTAAAGATTTAGAATCGAGCAAATCAGATCGATTGATGATTCATGAAGAACTAAAGAAACACGATGAAAGATTAGATACACATACAGAAAAATTGGTGGAACACACGCAACAAATCAAAACTTTGTTTAGGGAGAGAAGAAAATGAATAATAAAACGTTCGAAGTACTAAAATGGTTCGCACTGGTAATTATTCCCGCACTAGCTACTTTCGTGGGGTTAGTTGGTAAAGCGCTCAATTGGCAGTACACAGATATCTGTGTTGTCATCATTACTGGTTTTGGCGCGTTTTTAGGGAGTGTGTTGGGTGTATCAAATCGAACCTACAAAATGTTCTCGGCTGAAAGCGAAGAAGGAGGAAACAAATGAAAAAGAAAATTACTATTACTGCGATGAGCCTGTTAACGGCTCTTTTTTTATTGCCAATTAACGGATTTGCCTATACTATCAACAATGAATTTAATTTGGGCGCAAATGAAGGTAGCTCACAAGTAGCAAATAATCAGTATATTTTACTGCATGAAACGGCTAATGAAACAGCAACAGGACGCAATGAAGCGCAGTATATGCAACGTTCATGGACTAGCGCTTATACTGCTTATATTGTGGGAGACGGCGGAATTGTTTATCAAGTCGGTCAACCTGGTTATGTACAGTACGGTGCTGGTTCGTATGCTAATGCCAACAGTCCTGTGCAGATTGAGTTACAACACACACATGATAAAGCAACGTTTGAGAAAAACTACAAGGCATACGTTGAATTGGCTAGAGATTCAGCAATGAAATATGGTATTCCATTAACGTTGGACACTCCTTATAACCAACCGGGAATCAAATCGCATTTATGGGTAACACAAAACATCTGGGGCGATCATACAGATCCTTACGGTTATCTTTCTGAAATGGGTGTAAGTAAAGAAAAACTAGCCTATGATTTGGCTCATGGTTTTACGGATGATAATCCAACTACTTCGGAGGATAAACCAGTAATTGATCCAACTCGAGCAGGTGCTGCAAATTCTACGCTGACAGATGGAACAAATTACGCCCACATTGATCAGTTCGGAGAAATCGAAAACGCAAACTTGCATGTAGCTGGATGGCACATTGCTAATTATAAATACGAGTATATTTTCATTATGGACTACAATACTGGAAAAGAACTAGCTAGAGTAAGAGCTGATGGGATTTATAGACCAGACGTAAATCAAGCTTATAATACTTTAGGAAATGTTGGCTATCATGTATCTTTCAATATGCGTGATTTCCCTAATAAGAAAGTATACGTCATGATGCGTGCGACAAACGATCCAGAAGGAAATACTAAGGGTGGAGCACAAGATTTTCATGACAAGCGTTGGTATTTAAATATTCCACAACGATAAAAAATTCCCCCCTCTTTGTGAACTGAACCCCAAAAGTTGAACTATTTAATGGACTGTTTCCGATATTCTACTGGAGATAGTCCATTTAACTTTAGTTTTATCCTTTTGTTATTATACCACCTAATATACTCATTTAATTTACTTTGAAATATCTCAATTGATCGGAATTTTTCTCGATAAAAAAACTCTGATTTAAGCACACCAAAAAAATTTTCTATTACAGAATTATCTAAGCAATTTCCTTTTCTAGACATGCTTTGAATAATGTTATTCTCTTTTAATTTTTTTTGATATTGTGGCATCTGATACTGCCATCCTTGATCTGAATGTAGAATCAGTGAACCCTCAGTTCCCTTTTTTTTAATTGCTTGTTGAAGCATTTCTTCAATCAGTTTATATGTTGGACTAGTTGATATACTATAACTAATTATTTCTCCGTTAAATAAATCAAGTATAGGAGATAGATAGATTTTTCTTCCTTTTATCTTGAATTCAGTGACGTCTGTCACCCATTTTTTATTGGGTGTATCTACTGAAAAATTTCGTTTTAACACATTCTTGGCAATTTTTCCTACTGTTCCTTTATAAGATTTATATCGCTTTATTCGGATTTGACAGGTAAGTCCCATTTGGGACATTAATTTTCTAACTGTTTTATGATTGATTGTATATCCTTTCATCTTTAACGCTAAAGTGACTCTACGATAACCATAAGAGTTTCTTGATTCTTTTACAATCGCTGTAATTTCTTGCTTTATCTTGCTATATTTATCTGGCTTATCTAATTTTTTTACCCAGTAATAATAAGTTGACTTCGCTAATTGTGCAATTGAAAGTAATAGATTCAA